ATGGGTGCCATCATGGACGGTTTTGCGACATTCGACCCGGCGCTTTTCGGGATCTGGACCGACGGCAGCCCTTACCGGGAGCATCCGGAGGAAGAGGACGGGCGACTGGCCGACGAAGCGCGTGCCGTGCTGCTGGAGATCAAGTCCGCCGAGAGCGCCACGCTGCCCTCGGAAGCATTGCGCAGCCTGCTGAACGAGATGACGGTCGAAATGCGCGACCAGTTTTCGGCTTTCAGGCGGATGCGCACGGCTGCCGAACTGGTGCTGGCGGAAGGCGACGAAGCGGCGGGCAAGCTGGCCCGCGCCGACGTGAAAGCCGCAACGGATGCCATGTCGCTGATCGTCCGCACTCTCGAAAAAGTCGATAGCCTGCAGCGCCAGCTTGCCCGAGACCGGGAGCTCGAGGCCGAGCGGACGGCCGACGAGGGTGGATATGAAGAGGCCAAGGCGCGCCTCCTGCGTTTGATCGAGGACCGAGCGAATGAAAAGGCCACTGCCATGTTCGATCGCTGGAAGCGCGACGGCTCTCCTGACGATTGTGCAAATGGCGACCAGCCCGGTGCAGGTCCGGCGCGAGGTTCGCGGTGAGCGACGGGCTGGGATTTCGGATGCGAAGCGGGTCAAGAAGCAGACGAAGAAGCTCAAACGCTCCCACGAGCGGCAGATGAGCGCAGTGGATCGCAAGCACGAGGCCGATCGCATGCCGGTCAAGGAAACCGCCGCCGGACGCATTTTGGCGCGGATGCAAGGCGATGAGCAGGAGATCGCCACGGATGTGGTGAAGGACGGTTCAGTTGACGAGATCGAGGTCGGGGACATCTGCTTCAAGGCGGGCTTTGTCGGCCGCTTCGAACGGGCATGGGGTGTCATCGGCCGAGACGAACAGAAGCCCCCGGACGGCGACTGGCGGACCTGGCTGATCATGGGTGGCCGCGGATCGGGCAAGACCCGCGCCGGTGCCGAATGGGTCCACACGCTGGCATCAGCCCCTGAGCGGTCGGATCTGAGGATCGCGCTGGTGGCGGAAAGTCTCGGCGATGCCCGCGAAGTGATGATCGACGGAGTGTCCGGCATTTGCCGGATTGCCCGAAGCAGGCGGCCGGAATTCGAGATTTCGCGGCGACGGCTGGTCTGGCCGAATGGCGCGGTGGCGCAGATCTTTTCCTCGGAAGATCCGGAAAGCCTGCGCGGGCCGCAGTTTCATTTTGCCTGGTGCGACGAACTGGCAAAATGGAAGCATGCGCAGGAAACCTTCGACATGCTGCAGTTCGGGTTGAGGCTCGGCGCCGACCCGCGCCAGCTGGTGACCACGACGCCGCGGCCGGTGCCGATCCTGAGGCGCCTGATCACCGATCCGGCAACCCGGCTGGTGAAGATTTCGACGCAAGGCAATGCCGGCAATCTTTCGCCGGGATATATCCAGGCGCTGGAAGCCCGCTATGGCGGCACGCGGCTGGGACGCCAGGAACTGGCCGGCGAACTGATCGAGGACCGCGAAGACGCATTGTGGAAGCGGGCCGATCTGGAAGCCTGCACGATCCGCTTCAGCGGCGCGCTTCGGCGCGTCGTCGTGGCGGTGGATCCGCCGTCCGGTTCGGGCGAGGCATCCTGCTGCGGCATCGTCGTCGCCGGCCTGGAGCCGGGCGGACGGGCCGTGGTTCTGGCCGATTGTTCGATTGCAGGCGCAAGTCCGGCCGGCTGGGCACAGGCGGTCGCCAAGGCCTATCGGCGGTTCCAGGCCGACCGGGTGGTGGCCGAGGTCAACCAGGGCGGCGACATGGTATCGGCCATGTTGAAAAGCGTTGATGCCAATCTGCCGATCACCATGGTGCGGGCGACGCGCGGCAAATTCCTGCGGGCCGAGCCGGTCGCCGCGCTCTACGAACAGGGGCGGGTGGCGCATGCCGGGCGGTTCACGGAGCTGGAAGACCAGATGTGTGATTTCGGCCCGGAGGGGCTCTCATCGGGGCGTTCGCCCGACCGGCTCGACGCGCTGGTCTGGGCGCTGACGGCGCTGATGCTGGAAGGTTCGGGCGAGCCGCGCGTGCGAGGGATCTGACGCGGCTCGCCTCAAAAAAATCAGCCTTGCTTTCGTGGCTGCGGAGCGCTGTCGCGGATCTGCTTCCATTCGGATTCGAGACGCTCGACGACATGCTGCGGGATCGACTTGGAAGGGACGGCCTGCACCGGCTGCTGCATCATCATGATCTCCTGTTTCACTGAAGAAAGCCGACAAGAACGTCGCGCAATGCTGTTGGTTCCACAGCCTTAAGGAAAAGTAAACGGCTGGCTAAGCGCCTAAAACGATTCAATTTTTCCTAAACCGATTGAAATGTTTCCGCACGGCAATTGGCATGGATGAAGGGATGTTCAAGATGAAGATCGACCGGCTTCGCCTGTTCAAAACTCTGCGCTCCAAACTGTTCAAGGGCAGGCTGAGAGGCCTGCAGGTCGAGGGTATCGAGGCGATCCTGAAGGGCTGGGGAGAGCGGTTTCCGGACGGACACAGACAGGCTCTGGCCTACGTGCTGGCGACGGCATTTCACGAAACGGCGGCGACCATGCAGCCGGTGCGCGAAACCCTGGCGAAAACCGATGCGGCAGCGGTGGCAAGGCTGGATGCAGCCTTTGCGGCAGGTCGGCTCTCCAGCGTCAGGACGCCCTATTGGCGGTTTGACGGGAGCGGCAAAACCTGGTTGGGCCGTGGCCTGGTGCAGCTGACCCACAAGCGCAATTACCAGGCGATGTCGAAGCTGACCGGCATCGATCTGGTCGCCGATCCGGCACGCGCCATGCAGATGCCCGTGGCGGTGGCGATCCTGATCGAGGGCATGCGGGCTGGCAGCTTTACCGGCCGCAGGCTCGACCATTATTTCGGCGCGGCCGGCGCGGCAAAGGCGGCAAGCCCGGATTGGAACGGTGCGAGGCGGATCATCAACGGCACGGACAGGGCGGCGGTGGTAGGCGCTCATGCAAAACTGTTCGACGAGGCGCTGGCGATTTCGACCTCCAGCGGAGCGGGTTGCATGGTTTCGGTGAGGGTGGAGAGGGACAGGCAGCCTGAGGGCAACCATCCCGCAGGTAATCCCCAACAGTCTCAAACAAGGATATCGTCATGAGATTTCCATTCCGGCGACCGTGGTTTACCTCGGGCGGGCGCAAGGCTGCGGGCGGGGAGCCGGCGCTCGAAAGCAAGGCGGGCACGGCCCTGGCGCAAGGTTTTGCGATCGTCGCCGCGGAAGGCGCGGCGCACTGGTCGGGGCGCTCCTATGCGGCGCTGTCGCGCGCCGGCTTCATGAAGAACCCGATTGCCCACCGCGCCATCCGCATGGTGGCCGAGGCCGCCGCAACCGTGCCCTGGCTTGCCTATCGCGGCGCTGATGAGATCGCTGATCATCCGGCACTGTCGCTCCTGGCCCGGCCGAATGCGCGCCAGGGCGGACCGGACCTTTTCGAAATGCTCTACGGCCATCTCCTGCTGTCGGGCAATGCTTATGTGGAGCCGCTGGTGCTGGGTGAGGAACTGCGCGAGCTGCATTTGTTGCGGCCCGACCGGGTGAGCATCGTCGAGGCTCGCGACGGCTGGATCGCCGGCTACGATTATCGCGCCGGCGGCGTGACGCGGCGCCTGGCCGCCGAAACGGAGGGCCTCGGCCTGCTGCATCTGAAGCTTTTTCACCCCCTCGACGACCATTGCGGTTATTCGCCGCTCGGCGCGGCCGGCGCAGCACTCGACCTGCACAATGCCGCGGCGCAGTGGAACAAGGCGCTGCTCGACAATTCCGCCCGGCCATCCGGCGCGCTGGTCTACCAGCCGAAGGATGGCGGCAATCTATCCGTCGACCAATACGAGCGGCTGAAGGAGGAACTGGAGGCCGGCTATGCCGGCGCCGTCAATGCCGGCCGGCCGCTGCTGCTGGAAGGCGGCCTGGACTGGAAATCCATGGGGCTTTCGCCCAAGGACATGGATTTCATCGAGGCGAAGAACGCTGCGGCGCGTGACATTGCGCTCGGGCTTGGCGTGCCGCCCATGCTGATCGGCATACCGGGCGACAATACCTATGCCAATTACCAGGAGGCGAACCGGGCCTTTTACCGGCTGACAGTGCTGCCGCTGATCAGCCGCACGGCCGCGAGCTTTTCCGCCTGGCTTTCGGATGCCTATGGCGAGGCGCTGCGGCTGGAGCCGGATCTCGACAAGATTGCCGGCCTGGCATCGGAGCGCGAGGCGCTCTGGGCAAGGGTCGGCGCGGCGGGGTTCCTCAGCGACGACGAGAAGCGCGAGGCGGTGGGGTATTGATCGAGACACGGATGCGGAGCATCTTGTAATACGCCGTATTACAAAGGATGCGCCAATGGCCGACAAGAAGACCGACGACAAGCCCGTGCTTTCCGATCCGATCACCCTGCGCCTGCCGGTGGATATTCTCGAGGATATCGAGAAGATCGCCGAAACGGCCGACCGCAGCCGGTCCTGGGTGATCGTCCGGGCGCTGAAATATTATCTGATGGCGGAGGGCAATGACGTCCTGCAAATCCGCAAGGGTGAAGATCAGATCGCCAGGGGTGAAACGGTCGACATGGAGGATTTCTTCGGTGAGATGCTTGGCGCGACCAAAAGTGACGCTGCCTGATGCGGGTAAGGCTCTCGAAGGACGCGACACTGTTTCTGCGCCGCGAGCGTGAGTATCTCGAGCAATTCAATCCACGCGCGGCAGCAAACGTCATGCGACAGTTGCGGGAGGCATTGCGGCTGCTGGGCGAATACCCGAACGCCGGCAGCCCATTCGAGGCTGGAAGGTCGGCGCCGGTTCGTCGCCGGTTCTTATGTCGTCGATTATCGGGTTGGCCAAAGCGAGATACGGGTTTCCCATATGAGGCATGGGCGGCAACTGCCGCCAGACCTCGCTTCCGGCACCGACAAGGACGAATAGTCTACGCATCGAGTTGAGCCCAGGGTTATCGGACTCAACTTTCGAAGTGCTGCATTCAACTTACCAAGAAATGCTATCAACGGTCTGTTTACGCTGATCATAGCGTCGGCTTAAACCTGTTTTTGAAGCTGCGGCTGCCCTGGTGGCTTTGTCGCATTGCGCCTCATGCGCGCATCCTAATCAAGAGACATTAACAATGGCTGACCTCGGCAACGATCCCGGCGCCATGCTTGGCGTGTGGGCGGCGAAGATGTTCGGCGCGACGGCGGGAGCGGGAATTTCCTTGATCTATCTGCTGCCGAAAAGCCGTCGCGAGGCGGCCAGCCGCTTCATGACCGGCATCAGCTGCGGGCTGATCTTCGGCGCCCCGACGGGCCTGTGGCTCGAGGCGCGGCTGGGTATTGGCGGCCTTTTGTCCGGCCCCGAAATGATGCTCGCAGGCTCGGCTTCTGCCAGCCTCTGCGCCTGGTGGGTGCTCGGCGTCCTGGCGCGGCTCGCCGACCGCTACGGCGCCCGCTCGACCAACGGCGGCTGAGCCGGCGCCTTTCCTTTGCAATTCAGGAGACGACTTGATGCACGCTTATCGCGGGCCGCGCACGGCCTTGACCCCGAACGGGCGCAAATTTGCCAATCTCGACCTCTCGGGCGTCACCGGCGACGGGGTGTTTTCCGGCTATGCCAGCGTTTTCGGCGAGGTCGATCTCGGCAAGGACAGGATCGAGCGCGGCGCCTTTTCGAATTCGCTCGTCGGCCGCGGTGCCCCCGGCGTGCGGATGCTCTACCAGCACGACCCCAACGAGCCGATCGGCGCCTGGAAGACAATCCGCGAGGATGCGCGCGGGCTTTATGTCGAGGGCGTGCTGTCGCCCGGCGTTGCCCGCTCCCGCGAGGTCCTGGCGCTGATGAAATCCGGCGCCCTCGACGGGCTTTCGATCGGCTTCAGGACAGTCAAGGCGCGCACCGATGCCAAGACCGGTGTGCGGCGGATCCTAGAGGCAGACCTTTGGGAGATTTCGGTCGTGACATTCCCGATGCTGCCATCCGCCCGGGTCTCCGATGTCAAGAATGCGCGGTTCTTCCGGGACCGGGAAACCCAGCTTGTCCGCCAGATGCGACGGGCGGCGAAGATGATGATCAGGTCAACCTTCAAAGGAAAAGCGATATGACGCAGCAGGTATCCAGCGCCAACGGCATGGCGCCCGAAATCAAGGCGGTCCCGGAAACGGTGACGGCGGCCTTCGACGAGTTCATGGAGGCCTTCGAGGCCTTCAAGGACGTCAATGACCAAAGGCTTGGCGAAATCGAGCAGAAGCTTTCCGCCGACGTGGTGACGCGCGACAAGATGGACCGCATCAACCGCGCCGTCGACGAGCAGAAGAAGGTGCTCGACCAGATGGTGCTGAAAAAGGCCCGGCCGCGGCTCGGATCGGAAGCGGGCCGGGGCGGTGGTGGTGAGCTTTCCGCGGAGGCCGTCGAGCACAAGACGGCCTTCGACGCCTATGTGCGGCGCGGCGACGAGGCGGGACTTCGCGAGCTGGAGGCGAAGGCCTTTTCGGCAGGCTCGGGCGCCGACGGCGGTTATCTGGTGCCGCCGGAAACCGATACCGAGATCGGCCGGCGCATTTCCGTCATTTCGCCGATGCGCGCACTTTCCACCGTGCGGACCGTCTCTTCGGCCGTGCTGAAGAAGCCGTTGCGACAACGGGGCTGGCGACAGGCTGGGTGGCCGAAACGGCGGCCCGGCCGCAGACCAATTCGGCGCAGTTGGCGGAACTCGCCTTTCCGACCATGGAACTCTACGCCATGCCGGCGGCGACGCAGGCCCTGCTCGACGATGCGGCGGTTGATATCGAGGCCTGGATTGCCGGCGAAGTGGACCTGGTTTTTGCCGAACAGGAGGGCGATGCCTTCATCCGCGGCGACGGGGTGGCCAAGCCCAAGGGTTTCCTCTCCTATACCGCCGTTGCCGACAGTGCCTGGAGCTGGGGCAATCTCGGCTATATCGCCACCGGTGCTGCCGGCGCCTGGAAGGCGAGTGGCCCGTCCGACACGCTGATCGAAGCGATTTATGCGCTGAAGGCCGGCCATCGCCAGAACGGCACCTTCATGATGAACCGCAAGACGCAGGCCGACATCCGCAAGTTCAAGGATGCCGACGGCAATTATCTGTGGCGGCCGCCGGCAACCGCCGGTCAATCCGCATCGCTGATGGGCTTCCCGATCGCCGAAGCGGAAGAAATGCCGGATGTGGCGGCCAATTCCCTGTCTCTCGCCTTCGGCGATTTCCGCACCGGCTATCTCGTGGTCGACCGGGCCGGCGTGCGCATCCTGCGCGATCCCTATTCCGCCAAACCCTATGTGCTTTTCTACACGACCAAGCGGGTCGGCGGCGGCGTCCAGAATTTCGAGGCGATCAAGCTGGTAAAGTTCGCGGCCAGCTAGGCCGCATCATCTGTCCCGGAACCAAAGCAAGAAGCCGTCATCCCTGTGGCAAGCACAGGAATGACGGCTGCAGATGACCGCTGCGAAAGGATCCCCATGACCTCTGCGATGATCACTCCGCCTTTTGCGGAGCCGCTGACGCTTGCCGAGGCAAGGGCGCATCTGCGCCTCGACCAGAGCGCGGAAGACGAGCTTCTCGCTTCGCTGATCAAGACGGCCCGCGAGCATCTGGAACGGGAAGCGGGGCTCTGCCTGATCCGGCAGATCTGGAGGCTTTATCTCGACCGCTGGCCACGGGACGGCATCATCCGGATCTCCAAGTCTCCGGTGCAAGCGATTCAGACTGTTACCATTTATGAAGCGGACGGCACCGCCGTTGAAGTTTCACTGGAAGATCATCTGCTCGATGGGCAGGGCCGCCCGGCACGGCTGTGGTTGCGAAACCCGCCGCCGCCGGGGCAGGGGCTTAACGGCATCGAGATCGATTTTTCGGCCGGCTACGGCGAGGCGGGCGCCGACGTGCCGGATACGCTGAAGCGGGCGATGCTGCTGCATGTCGGCCATATGTTCGCCTTTCGCGGCGTCATCTCACCCGACCAGCAGCCGGCCGGCATTCCGGACGGCTACGAGCGATTGGTTTCGCCGTTCAGGATGCGGAGGCTCTGATGGTGTCTTTCTTCGATCCCGGCCAGATGACGGCAAGGCTCGACCTCGAAGCGCCGCAACTCCTGCCGGACGGACAGGGTGGCGGCACGGTGACCTGGGAGGTGGTCTCCTCGCTCTGGGCGCGGATCGAGCCGGTGTCCTATGTGGTGACCGAACAGGCGGCGGCCGAAACGGGCCGGATCACGCACCGGATCTGGCTTGCCCATCGCCCGGAGATCGCCGCCGGACAGCGCCTGCGCAAGGGGGCGAGGATTTTTGCAATCAAGCTGGTGCGCGACCCCGACGAAACGGCGCGCTATCTGGTGTGCCAATGCGAGGAGGAAGTCCGATGACGGCGGCAGCCAATGCGCTTCTGAAGGCGCTCCACCAACGGCTGTCGGGCGACCCGGCGCTTTCCGCGATCATCGGCCCGGATGGCGTGCGCGACCGGTTGCTGCCGCGCCCGCAATTGCCGGCCGTGGTCTTCGGCGATCTCGACACACGCGATTATTCCACCGACGGCGACCTAGGCGCGGAGCATCTGCTGACGCTGGCCATCTGGTCCGACGGCGAGGGCAGGTGTCAGGGGCAGGAGATTGCCGGGCGAGTGCATGACTTGTTGCACGATGCCAGCCTCGATCTGGGCGGCGTGGTGCTGGTCAATCTGCTGGTGACCGGCATGCGCAGCCGGCGCGAGGCGAAGACGAAGTTCTATCTGGTCGAGATGCGGCTGAGGGCGGTGACCGAATAGGTTCAGGCCGCTCGCGCATTGGCTTTTCGGACCAACGCAGCCAGCATTAGCACGAGGCCGAGCGAGAAGGCCGAAAGGGCGGCGCCGGTGACGAGGGCAGCGACGGGGCCAAGCCGATCGATAATTGCCGTGAAGATGACCGGGGCAGCAGCATTGGCCAGGTACTGCGGCAGCAGAAGGCGCGCCGATTGCAGTCCGAACTCTTTTGCCGAAAAGAGTGACAGCGGCAGTAGGGCACGGGCAACCGAGACGACGCCGGAGCCGAAACTGAAGAGAACCACGAAGACGATCAGCACGCCGGAAGAGGACGGAAGCGAGGCGGCAAACACAAAGCTCGCCAGCGTCATGACCGTTCCGATGATCGTGGTGACGAGCGCATTGCCTCGCCGGCCGAGCAGCATGTCGACGAAACGCGCCGAGACGCCGATGGCGCCGCGCGCAGAGCCGAGCTGCAGCGCAAGCGCCGGTGAGGCGCCCGCGGCCTGCAGGAGGCCCAGCAGCGACGGCGACAGGCCGAACCCGATGAACGAACTGGTCGTGGTCGCTGCAGCGACGAGGAAGAACGCCTTGCGGCGTTCCGGCTGGGTGAACGGCACCGGCATGATCTCAGCTGCATCCAGTTTTTCCGTGCTTTGGATCGGCTTCGGCAGACCGAAGAGAATAAGCGGCAGGCAGACGAAGATCTGCAGAGCGGCGCAGACCACGAAGGTCATCCGCCAGCCGAAAAGCTCGTTCAGGAGCGCGAGGATGGGCCAGAAGACCGTGGCGGAAAAGCCGGTGAACAACATCATGATGGCGATGACGCGCTTGCCGTTCAGGCCTTCGCGCTCGACAACCGCCGTGAAGGCGGGCGCCGACAATCCAAGTGCGCCTGCAATGCCGATGACGATCCAGGCCGCGGCATAGATCAGCAGACCATCGGCTGCGGCAAGAAGCAGAAATCCGGCAGCGAAGATGACCGAGGCTACGGCCATGACATTTGCAGCCCCGTGACGGGCCAGCAGCCTGCCGGTGGCCGGGCCAGCCAGGGCGATCACGAGCATCATGATCGTCAGGCCGAAGAAGATCACTTCATTGGCAAGCTCGAGTTCCGGGGCGATCACGCGGCCCATGACGCCCAGCATGTCGAAGCTCGAGCCCCAGGAGATGATCTGTGTGATCGACAGCACGGCGACCGTCCGGGCCGAGCGCAGGGAAAACGTGTCGGACATGCAGCAAATGGCTTTTTGAAAAATGAGCGGCTTTTCCGACCTCTAGCATCCGACGGCAGGCCGCGACAGCCGCATGCCGCTAACAGGAAAGGATTTTACCATGGTGGCGCAAAAGGGCAGGGACCTGCTGCTGAAGATCGACGACGGCAATGGCTTGGTGGCGGTTGCAGGGCTTCGCTCGAAGCGGCTGGCCTTCAACGCGGAAACAGTCGACATCACCGACGCCGAAAGCGCCGGGCGGTGGCGCGAACTTCTGGGCGGCGCCGGCGTGCAGCGGGCGTCGCTAACCGGCGCCGGCATTTTTAAGGACCAGGCGAGCGATGCTGCGGTACGGACGGCTTTCTTTGCCGGCAGCATCCTGACCTGGCAGATCATTCTGCCGGCCTTCGGCACCGTGACCGGCCCCTTCCAGATCACCGCGCTGGAATATTCCGGCGAGCACAATGGCGAAATTCGCTTCGAGCTGGCGCTGGAATCGGCCGGTAGCCTCGGCTTCGGGAGCTTGTGATGCGGGCGGCAAGCGGGGCAAGAGCCAACCGTCGGCGCGGCGAAATCGAAGCCGTGATCGACGGCGAAAGGCGGATCCTCTGCCTGACGCTCGGCGCGCTGGCCGAACTGGAAACGGCCTTTGCGGCCGGCGACCTCAACGGACTGGCAGAACGGTTTTCCTCGGGACGGCTGAAGGCGGCCGACATGATCCGCATCATCGGCGCAGGCCTTCGCGGCGGCGGCAATCTTTTCTGCGACGACGATGTTGCGGCCATGTCGATCGACGACGGGGTCGCCGGTTATGCCCGCATCGTCGGGGCGCTGATGGAGGCAACCTTTGCACCGCCAGGCGGCGAGGTGCCGCCAAACCCTTAAGAGCCGCAGCGGGCGCGGAGACCGGTATCATGCCTTTCCCCTGGGAGGTGGTGATGCATACGGGCCTGTGCCTGCTGCGGCTGCCACCGCACACGTTCTGGGCGCTGACGCCTTTCGAATTCTTCATCATGACCGGCGGTCTGAAAGCCGTCGCGGACAGGCTTCCGCGGGCGGAACTCGATCGGCTGATGGACACCTATCCCGACCAAGGAGAGCAAGATGGATGCCGACGAGAGTGATTTGGACGCGAGCCTGTCCAGCGCAACGGCGCTATCAGGCGTCATGGCTGATCTCGAGGCCCAGTCGCAGCGTTTCGGCTCCGCCCTGACCGGTGCGCTACGTTCTGCGACGACCGGGAGCAAGGGTCTCGAAGACGTGCTGAAGGGGCTTGGCAACCGCCTGACGGATATTGCGCTTGCGGCAGGTTTGAAACCGCTGGAAAGCATGCTGGGAAAGGCGGTGGGCGGTATTCTCGGTCCGGTGACGGCCTTTGCCGATGGCGGTGTGGTGCGCAGCCCGAGCTATTTCTCCATGGCCGGCGGCACGGGTCTGATGGGAGAGGCCGGCGCAGAAGCGATCCTGCCGCTGCAGCGCGGAGCGGACGGATCGCTCGGCGTCGCGGCAGCCGGCGGCGCTTCCGCCCCGCAGATCGTCTTCAACGTGACGGCCACCGATGCGGTGAGCTTCCGCAAGAGCGAGGGGCAGATCGCCGCCATGCTGGCCCGCAGCGTCGCGCGCGGCCGAAGAGGGCTTTGAGGATGAGCGGATTTCACGAGGTGCGCTTTCCACTGCGATTGGCGCTGGGTGCTACTGGTGGGCCGGTGCGGCGCACGGATATCGTCAACCTTTCGAACGGGCGCGAGAGCCGCAACCAGCGCTGGCGGGATTCCCGCCGGAGTTATGATGCGGGATCGGGGGTAAAATCGGCCGCCGATCTTTATGCCGTGATGGAATTCTTCGAAGCGCGCGGCGGCCAACTCCACGGTTTCCGCTTTCGCGATCCAATCGACTGGAAATCCTGCGGACCGGGAGACCTGCCTACCCCTGCCGATCAGCGCATCGGCACCGGCGATGGCGAGACGGCAGCGTTTCCCCTGGTGAAGACCTATGGCGACGGCCACGGCAGCTGGATCCGGCGGATCAGCAAGCCGGTGGCCGGCAACGTGACCGTCTCGGTCAATGGCGAGGCTCAACCGGCTGACGCCTTCGTTGTCGATACGGCCACCGGGATCGTCACTTTCGTGCCAGGGCAGGTTCCCGCAGTCGGCGCCGAGATCCGTGCAGGCTTCGAGTTCGACGTGCCGGTGCGCTTCGATATCGACCGGATCGAAGTCGACCTGGCGCATTTCAATGCCGGGCGCATTCCGAGCATTCCGCTGACGGAGGTTCTGACATGAGACAGGTTCCCGCGGCGCTGGCCGCTCATCTGGCCGAAGAAGCCACGACCACCTGCCATTGCTGGCGGGTGACGCGACGGGACGGAACGGTTCTCGGTTTTACCGAACACGATCACGACCTGACGTTCTCGGGCACGCACTTCCTGGCCGCCAGCGGTTTTTCGGCCAGTGAGGCCGAAGCGGCGGCAGGGCTTTCTGCCAGCGCGGACGAAGTTGCCGGCGGTTTTTCAAGCGCGGCGATCAATGAAGAGGATCTGGCTGCCGGTCGCTATGACGGTGCGCGGGTCGAGCTTTTCCTTGTCAACTGGACGCAGCCCGACCAGCACTTGCTGTTGAATGTGCGGGAGATCGGTGAGGTGTCGCGGGCGGGCGGGCAGTTTCGTGCCGAGCTTCGCAGCCCCGCGCATCGGCTGAGCCAGCCGCAGGGACGGCTCTACAATCGCCGCTGCGACGCGAGTTTCGGCGATAGCCATTGCGGCGTCGACCTGTCGGCCTGGCGCGGCGAAGGCGCGGTGGTGGCGGTTATCCACGAGAGCCGGCTTGCCGTTTCGGGCCTGGGAGACTTCGCTGACGGCTTTTTCCGACAGGGCAGTCTGACCTTTTCGGGTGGAATGACGGTCGATGTCGAGGCTCACGCCAACAGGCAGGACGGATTGGCCGAACTGGGATTGTGGCTGCCGCTCGACCAGCCGGTTGCGGTGGGTGCGAATTTTACCGTGACGGCCGGTTGCGACAAGAGCTTTGCGACCTGCAGGACGCGGTTCGCCAACCATCTGCAGTTTCGCGGCTTTCCGCATGTACCGGGCGCTGACTTCGCTTATTCCTATACGGATGGGGAGCGGGTCCATGACGGCGGTCCGATCTTCGAATGACGATCTCGGGCGAACGGATCATCGCAATCGCCGAGACCTGGATCGGCACGCCCTACCGTCATCAGGGCGCCACGAAGGGTGTCGGCTGTGACTGTATCGGCTTGATCCGGGGCATCTGGCGGGAGCTTTACGGCGACGAACCGGAGCCGGTGCCCGCTTATGCAGCCGACTGGGCCGAGCGAGGCGGCAACGACCGACTGACGAAAGCGGCGCAGAGGCTGTTCCTGCCGCTTGGAGGTTTGCAGGACGGGCAGCCGGGAGATCTGCTGCTGTTTCGATGGCGGGCTGACTGCGCCGCCAAGCATGCAGGCATCCTGCTGGGGCCGGAGCATTTCATCCATGCCTATGAACAATCGGCCGTCACTCGCTCGGCATTGGCGCCCGCATGGCGGCGCAAGATCGCCGGCGTGTTTCGGTTTCCGGCGCAAGCTTGAAGAAAACCGTGTTCCGAGTTATGTTCTGGAGTGGTGAGCGAGGCTGTCACCCCGCTCACCGTTTGCTAAGCTTTGAAGTAGACCCGGACGGTCACTGACCAGCCCGTCCGGGTTATCCTCAAGCTTAGCGTAATGCCAATTGGCCTGAGCCGCATAACATTACTTCCATTTTCGAGAGCAAGGCCCTTGCCGAGGCCGGTGGGGCCTATCCTCACCGGTCGCGCCGGCTGGCGCGGCGCATTCTGCTTCTGCTCCCGAACATTCCGACGCTAACACAATCTGAGCGCGCATCCAGTGGCATCCGCCATGCTTGCGTCGAGGGGTTCCCATGGCCACACTTCTTTTCCAGGCGGCGGGTGCGGCGCTTGGCGGTATATTCGGACCTTTAGGCGCGATTGTCGGCCGCGCGGCCGGTGCCCTTGCCGGCAGCATGGTCGACCGCGCCCTGATCAACGGCGGCACGACGATTTCCGGCGCAAGGCTTGCCACTGCACGTATTCCGGGAGCCGACGAGGGTACGGCTGTGACCCGCGTTTATGGCACGGCCCGCATCGGCGGAACGCTGATCTGGGCAACCCGCTTCGAGGAGGTGACGCGCGAGCGCTCCGGTTCCAAGGCTGCCGGTCCGAGGGTCGAGAGTTTTCGCTATTTCGCCAATCTGGCGATAGGGCTCTGCGAAGGGCCGATCGGCCACGTCAGGCGGGTCTGGGCCGATGGGCGCGAACTCGATCTGACGGGCGTCGAAATGCGCGTCTACCGCGGCGACGAGCAGCAGCTGCCCGATCCGCTGATCGAAGCCAAGCAAGGGGAAGGACGGGCGCCGGCCTATCGCGGGCTCGCCTATGTGGTTTTCGAGCGGCTGCCGCTCGACGCCTTCGGCAACCGTATCCCGGTGCTGCAGTTCGAGGTGCTTCGGCCAGTGGGTACTCTGGAGCAGCAGATCCGCGCGGTAACCATCATTCCCGGCGCCACCGAACACGGCTACTCGACCGTTCCGGTGAGTGAAACAACCGGCAAGGGCAGCGCCCGGATCCTCAACCGCAACACAATGGTGGCTGCAACCGACTGGCAGGCATCGCTGGACGAGCTGCAGGCACTTTGCCCCAATCTGGAGCGGGTTGCGCTTGTGGTTTCCTGGTTCGGCACCGATCTGCGCGCCGGCCATTGCCGCATCGTGCCGGGGGTCGAGGTCGTGAGCCGGGAGGACGAATCGGCTGAATGGTCGGTGGCCGGCATCGACCGAAACGGCGCTCATCTGGTGAGCCGGCAGGGTGGCGGCCCGGCCTATGGCGGGACGCCCAGCGATGCCAGCGTTCGCCAGGCAATCGTCGACCTCAAGGCGCGCGGCCTGAATGTCTATCTTTACCCCTTCGTGATGATGGATATCGCTCCCGGCAACGGCCTGCCCGACCCCTATGGCGGAACGGAACAGGCGTCCTATCCCTGGCGCGGGCGCATCACCTGTCATAGGGCACCCGGACAGCCTGCGACGGCCGACAAAAGTGCTGCAGTGCGGGCGCAGGTGGAAGCGTTCAGCAATGGTGCGGAAGGCTATCGCCGGATCGTCATGCATTATGCGGCGCTCGTCCAGCAAGCCGGCGGCGTCGACGGCTTCATCCTCGGATCGGAGCTGCGGGGGCTCACGCAGCTTCGCGACGACCAGGACCGGTTCCCCTTCGTGGAGCAGTTGATCGCGCTTGCCGCGGATGTCAGGGCTGTCGTCGGGCCGGGCACGAAGCTGACCTATGGCGCCGACTGGAGCGAATATTTCGGATGTCATCCGCAGGACGGATCGGGCGATGTCTTCTTTCATCTCGACCCGCTCTGGTCGTCGCCCGACATCGACGCCGTTGGCATCGACAACTACATGCCGCTAGCCGACTGGCGCGACGACGACCTGGCGGCACCAAATCCGGACGGTTTCATAGGGCCCGACGACAGCCGCGCCATGGCAGGCCAGGTCGCAGCCGGTGAAGGTTTCAGCTGGTATTATGCCAGCGAAGCCGACCGCCTTTCGCGGATCCGCTCGCCGATCAGCGACGGCCTGGCCGGCAAGCCCTGGGTCTTCCGCTACAAGGATCTGGCGGGCTGGTGGTCCAACCGGCATCATGACCGGACGAGCGGAGCGGAAGCTTCGGCTCCGACGGCGTGGATGCCGGGCATGAAGCCGATCTGGTTTACCGAACTCGGCTGCCCGGCAGTGGACAAGGGCGCCAACCAGCCGAATGTCTTTGTGGATCCGAAATCGGCCGAAAGCAGTCTTCCCTATTTCTCCTGTGGCGCCCGATCCGACAGCATCCAGCGCCGTTTCCTCGAAGCCCATCACAATTGCTGGCAGGCGGAGGATGCGCCTTCGGGAATGGTGGACCCGGCACATATCTTCGTCTGGACCTGGGATGCCCGGCCGTCTCCGGCCTTCCCCGACGATCTTTCAATCTGGAGTGACGGCGACAATTGGCGCAGCGGCCATTGGCTGAACGGCCGGCTGGGCGGTGCGACGCTCGCCGATGTCGTCGCAGCGATCCTAACGGATCACGGCTTCGACGATTTCGACGTGGCGGCGGTGAGCGGCGATCTTCTCGGCTATGTCCAAGCCGATCTCAACTCGGCCCGCTCGCTGCTGGAGCCGCTGCTGCAGGTCTTTCAAGTGGATGTCTCGGAGGAGGGCGGCCGATTGCGGTTCCGCTCGCGGCTGACGAGCAGCCTTGCACCGAAGCAGGTCACGGTGGTGGCGGATCTCGAGGATGAACCGCTTTGGTCCGAAACCCGCGGCCACGACAGCGACTTTCCGGCAGAAGCAGTGCTGACTTCCTGCAACCCGGTTCTCGACTACGAACAGGCCAGCGTTCGATCGCATCGGGTGAAGGCGGCGAGCCAGCGGGTTCTGGGCTTCGATCTGCCGGCGACGCTGAGCGAAGAGACCGCATTGGCGGGCGTCGAAAACCTGCTTCGCACCGAGCGGATGGCCCGACGAATGCTGACATTTTCCCTGGCCGCCGGTGAGATCGAGATCGAGCCCGGCGACGCTGTCAATCTGGGTCTGCCGGAGGCCGCGCCTGTCGAGGGGACGTTCATTGTCGATCGCGTCGAGGAAGGCGCGGTGCGCCGTATCGAGGCACGTCGGCATGCGCCGCTTTCGCCGAGGAACCATATTGGCGGACTGGTGCGCAGGAATGGTGGGGGAACGGCTGCGGACGGTTTCTCGCCGATCCTGCATTTCCTCGATCTCCCGCAGTTTACCTCCGGCGATGCGGCCGGCTTTGCCCGTATTGCCGGCTTTTGCCGACCGTGGCGGCGCATGCTGGTGTCCTCCTCCAGCGGCAGCGAAGGTTACCGCGCCCGCACCGCGATCGACAGACCAGCCAGGATCGGTGCCCTGACCGCGCCGCTGATGCCGGGCGTGCCGGGTCGCTTCGACCGCAGTGGGGTCATCGAGCTCGATCTTTATTTCGGCGGTCTGTCGTCGGCCTCGCAGCAGGACGTGCTGAACGGCGCCAACCGGCTTGCCGTGCGGGCCGAGAATGGTGTCTGGGAGGTGATCGGCTTTGCATCGGCCGTCGAAATCGCCGTCGGACGCTGGCGTTTGACGGACCTGTTGCGCGGCCTTTCCGGCACGGAGGATGGCATGGCTTCCGGTGCCTTGACGGGCGCGGCGGTGGTCGTTTTAGACGAGGCGGTGGTGCCGCTCGGTCTCAATGGCGACGAGCGCGGCCTCAGCCTCAACTGGCTGGTGGAAAGCGCCGCAAGTGCCGGCGGCCGGGCGGGACCATTTGCCTTTGCAGGCGGGATGCGGGCGCAAACGCCCCTGGCGCCGGCGCATGTTCGGGGCTCTCGCGTGGCCAATGGCGATGTTTCGTTGACCTGGGTCAGACGGGGGCGGCTGCAGGCCGATGACTGGGATGCCGCGGACATTCCCCTCGACGAGCCGGATGAGCGCTACAGGCTCGAAGTTCTCGACGGGGAGGACGTCCGACGGTCGCTGGAGGTTGCCGGACCCGCCTTCACCTATGCTGCCGCCGACGAAATCAGCGACTTCGGCAGCCCAAGACAGCAGATCAGGCTGCGCATCAGGCAAATGGGACGGTCGGTCCCGCTCGGCATTGCCACGACCCTTGCCGTCAATCTATGACTCATGAAGGAGATGAAAATGGAGAGTTTCAAGACCTGGTATCAATCGAAGACCGTCTGGGGTGGGCTGATCGCGATCCTCGCGTCACTGCTGCAGGCGACCGGCGTGGAACTTGGAGCGGAAACGCAGAGCGAGCTTGCCGATATTGCCGTGACGCTTGCGGGCGCTGCGGGCGGCCTGCTGGCGATCTACGGCCGCCTGACCGCCAGGACCGGTATCGAGGCTATCGGGGGAAAACCGGGTGGCTAAAGGAGCATCACCCAGCATTCATTTGCCATTCAGCCGCCTTTGGATACATAATCCATCACATGCTTTGGACATGATCCTTTTCGTCTTGTGAGTGGAAAACTTGTAACCATGGCGCGACTGCCGATCATCGCGATACTGGCCGCCGGCCTCTCCGGTTTCGCCGGCCTGCAGACGCCCATGGCGCCTACACGCGATAATCTCGTGCTGGTTGCGGGGGATTGCGGTTCGGCGGCATCTCGCGTGGTGCGCGAGACCGGCGGACAGCTGCTTTCCGCTCAGCCATCCTCGGATGGCCAGACCTGCATCGTTACCGTCCTGGTGCAGGGCAGCGGCAGCGAGCGGCCACGCAAGGTGACCGTCCGGGTGCCGATGTAA